CCGTGTGTCTCGTGCTGGATCTATCTCTGTAGTAGAACCATCAACAAAATAGGTACGGTAACGACGAGTAATCGTTGCAGAGCCATCACCCCATACGGAACGGACATATGACCAGACGTTAACTGCTGTATCAAAGCAGTATGTTCCCGGAGGAAAGTAAACAGAGCATTTTAGACGATGAGCATCATCCATTACCTGCTGAACCTTCGGCTGATGGTTTACGGACAGATCACCTGAAGCAAGTGCAGCCATCTCTGTTTCGTCCATATACTTCGTTGCCAGCAGGCTCGGTGTTTTCTCTACATACTCCGCAAGTGAACCGTATCGGGTATTAACCAGCGAACCATCACCGTTCTGAAGCTCAGATCTTAAGGCTGCATCAGCAATACTAACCCATGCCCCAATGCCTACGCCTCCTGATGTTTCAGGTGTTGAGCCAGCCTGAACTAATTTCGGGAAGTCACCATCCCATCGGTAATACTCGCCGTTTGATTCCCATCGTAATGCCTGGAATCTTTCTGTAAGAAGAGCCCCAGCTTCGAAAGAATCAATCAGGACATAGCCCCATAACCCTGTGCCTGCTGGATCGAGAAGAACAGGCTCTCCGCTACCGTCAAAACCTAATTGCCTGTTTGATCTTCCAGCAGCGACAGGCAGTTCTCTAATGAACGGTTCCGGAACTCGCAAAGAGCGCTGGAACAAATTGCCGTTTTCCGAAAAAGGATAAGTTGAACGGAAGTGAATCGGATCATAACCAATGCGTACAGGGTCGTCCGCCTCAACCTGCCAGCAGTCTCCGTACACAGAGAACACCAATGTCCCATTCACCGAGTCACGGGAGCCATCAAAATCCGGGGCTCTACGCCATGTTGCTGGCATGGCCTCCCAGATACCATTATCAATAGGGTCGGTTTGGTTGGTAAGAAGAACGCGCATCCCCTTCTCGGTTGTGACCGTGCGAGTTCCTGTGAATGTAGTGGTGGTGATAGTCTGTTCACCAAAGGTGACGATATTAATATCTGCTGAAATCTGGACCGGCGGCTTCACAGCTACGCTAGTCGTTAGTCCATACAGGCGGTCGGTAGGTGTTGCCGGCATTATGTTTCTCCAGACGTGCGGAATTCCCACAGATGGGATCTGCGGTATTCTTCAGGCAATAAAAAACCCGCCGAAGCGGGTTATGAGTTTGTACGGTTAGTTTTAGTCTTTAGCCCTATATGAGCACCATGCACAGACACAACCAAACCCTATTAGACCCACAGAAAATGGGCCTCCCCAAAACATCTTCTGTACAATTGCACCAAGGAAAAGAAATACAGAAAAAAGAAGGAAAAGGTTCTTGTGTGACATGCTGCTCTCGCTCGTTTGTTATCTTCCCAGCATGAATTCAGATGGCGGTATTAGAAAGTCATTACCCTGATTCTTGCGGATATTTTGCTCATATCTGTGTAGTGAACCAGGTGTTAACGATTCTTGCAACTGATTCAGGAACAAATAATTCATTATAGGGCGAGCCCAGAACAGATTGATGAACGGAGTGTGATCTACGGCAAATCTGAAAGCATCTCCCGCCTTAGCATCACCGGATCTGGCTTTCTGGAACAGGGTTATTACATCATCTAAGTTACCTGCCACCGGTCCAGCCATGGATGTGATGGGGCCGTTACCAAACCTGTTAGCCTCACCGAAAAGGAAGTCTCCAAAAATTCCAAGCCCACCGCCCTGAGCGGCAGCTGCAAGAAATGTTTTGGCGTCTGGCGGTCGAGGCGTTTGCCCTTTGAGCATCAACTTTGTCTGCATGGACAAGTAGCCAAAGAATGTCATCCACAGAAACATCTGTGCAAGCCCTACCATCTCACCCTTACCGCTTTTAAACAGCGCATTAGAAACACTACCCCAGCGGCTCTCCCCTAACTTAGCAGGAGTGTATCCACGACCGAACACTTCGCGCCCAAGGGCTTGCTGCATGAAAGAGGAGGTGAAGGATTTATACTGCCCTATAAATCGCAATAGCTCACCTTCAGCGGTCCCTGGTTGGGTTCCCTGCTTCATAAATGCCCGGGTTCTCGCGCCTGGTTCAGTCATGGCCACCATTACGCGATCCAGAATGTACCCACGCAATTTGTCAGACAGTTCGTCTCTTGCGTTTGCAATGCTACGGTCATTCACTGCTACATTCCGGTCAGATACGTACTTAGCGATCGCCTCATCAGGAATAGATTCGATACCGTCAGGTGTCATAAATTTACGACCTTCCGACCCTTTCAGATCCATCCTGCGATAAATACTCCACTCTGGCTCACCTATTCCATGAAGGTCCAGTGCTCGCTTCAGATTGGAGTCCAAAGCGCCGTATGCAGAATCGGAATTGTTTGCCAGCCAGTGCGAAATCATAGTGGCGGTAGTGTTTCTTGAGGCGTCAGTCCACCAATTAAGTCCGTTAAGTTTGAAGAATTGTCTCTGCAGTCTCGCGACCTTCCCGGGCATTGTCACATCACCAGAGAAGCGCTGAAGGATCTCATCTCGCATGCTATCGGCGTATACGCCGAGTGAGCTCAATATCTCCTTTTGCTCTGGAGCACTGTATCGCTTCAAACGCCCTTGAATCGACTCTGTCAGAGCCTCCATGAAATTCTTACCCTGATAGCGCAGTTCCAGGGCATTGCTTGCCAGATCGTTAAACGATGAGATCATGGCGCCACCGAGCTTTATCGTCGAGTCGATAGCGCGAGTGGTTGAACCAAATCGAGCGAGTGAAGTTGACCCGGGAATGTTTGTTTGCCCGTTCACCTCTTTCAATTCGTTGTTGATGCTGCGCTTGCGATCTGTAAAAGCACGCAGTGCTTTCTCATCACCCTTCAGCCCTTCAGCAATGGTGTCTTCCAGGTACCGCAGCATATTTTCAGGATTGGTACCGAGGATTCGCATCAGGCCTGTATTACGCGCAGAGCTTTCAAGTCCGCCGAAGATAGCTTCTCGCAGAGATCCGACACCGAATTGCTTGTTGTACTCATGCCATGAGATACCATCCTTAAAGTGGAGAACACGCTCCTGACTGGCCTTTCTCGCTACGTTCTGGCTGCCTTTGAATCCTTTCATCCAGTCCGGTTTTTCTGAGGAGAGATGGACGCCGGATGCCAGGCCATCATAAACATTCCGAAGGAACTGTTCCTGGTCGGCCACTCCATCAAACGTTGAAGCGTCTAATTTAGGAAGGATTGAGTTTCTCCATTCCTCAAAGCCAGCGGCGCGGATCTTCATCATGTCGTGTCCCTGGCGAGCGATATAACCAGGCAACTTCCGCACCCATGCCCCTGCTTTGTTTGCATCAAGACGGGCGGCTTCCTGCCACTTAGTGATGATCTCAGCAATGCGAACAGACTCACGCGTTAACCCGATCGTTGTCTCACCCTTGCCGAGTCTCCACATGGCATCAGCCACTTCAGCGTCGTTGCTCCCACTCGCTAGAAACTTAACAAGGCCCTCTTTGTCTAAGTCATGGTTAAGGCCGGACAGATACTTTGATCGTAGCTGGAATTGCTCTGAAGAAACTGAGGCCCGGCTGCCGGTTCTTGCTTCATTCCTGCCGACAAGAATTGCCGACAGGCCAATATCTGGCCGGTCAGGGAAAGAGTCACGAATGAAGGAAAGGCGCTGGGCCGCTATACGCGTGTTGAGCGCTTTATTCCTGGCCTCGATTACACGTGCAAGTTGCTCCTGATTTCCCAGATCCTGCGCGGCTTTTAGTGCTGCTTCCTCCAGAGAAATGCCTTCGTTTTCAGCCCGGATCCGACGTACGGTCGTTTCCATGTCCGTAACCAGACTTTCCATTTCCTGCTCTGACAGCTCGCGCCCGGCAGCCTTGTTAACCACCTGCTCACATTGAGTCAGAAACTGGTTTGCCATTACAATCTCCTGAGCATACAGGTCGCATACGCCTGCAGGCCTTTTAAAATGCTGTCGTCGTTGGCTTCTTTCGTGATGTCGTCCAGCGCCTTTCTGAGTTCTGGAGAGTCGATGTCGGCGGTCATATTCCTTGCCAACTCAATTTCAGCATCGAAGTCTTCACGAGCGTTCTGCAGATCTGCATCCTCCCTGGAAGCTCTGGTCAACTGAGCATCTGCATCCGCGCTTGCGTTCAATGTTGATGGCTCTGCGTCTTGAGCTGGTCCATCCTGAATGCGCCGCATCGATGCCTCTCGCGTGCGGGGGTCCGCCATGGCAAACACCGGCTCCACATCTGGCGATTTTCCTTGCAGCATATGAGACAGGCCAGCGCGGAAAGCATTCTCTCTGACAGTCCAGTGTGCCTCGTCGATCTGTCTGGCGGCTGTTCTTACGCCGGCCGATACAGGATTTTTCGTAAAGGATGAAGATATTTCACTGGCCCGCTGATCGATAAGAGTCTTTGCTCGCTCTGGAATCTCACCTTTAGCCAGGCGATTAAGGTCGCTTCTGGCGGCCTCCACCCCTTCATGCTGTTTGAGTAGCTGCGATATCTCTTCGTTTCGGGCCTCAAATTGAGCCCTTTCTCTGGATATGTCGCCTGCTGCCCTTTGTTGAGCATCCCTGAACTTCATCCTCTGCTGCTGATAAGCTCTTGTCCTCTCCGGGAGAGTGGCATCAAGCATGATCATCTGTCGTTGGATGGCCTGCGACTCTTCTCGAAGCCTCCTTGCTCCTACGACAGGGGCCTGCGCCTCTGCTGTCAGCGCATCCTTTAGAGATGGTATTACATCGTCATAGGCTCGACTGTAGGCGTACTGATCAAGATCGCTTGCAATAGCTCTCTCAAATATTGGTGCAGACTGACTCGCAGCCAAATCGTCATCGACAACGCGTCGTTGTATTGCTTCAGGGCTTTGCCGCATTGCCGCATCAGCGTTTTGAGACGCTATATCAACTGGCTCCGAAACTGGAGCGGTCTCTATTGGAGAAGCGGTTTCCACTGGAGATGATGATGGGGATGGGGATGCTCTTCTACCGCGCACCAGATCGGCTATAGCCCCGCCACCGGCATGCAGCAGACCGCCACCCAATGAGCTCAGAAAAATGTTTCCCATAGCATCCGCTATGGTGAAATCATCACCTTCCGCTGCTGCTGCTCCAGCAGTAAATGGAATTGTCACAGCGGTTTGTGCCCCACCCATTGCAGCGCCCTGGACGAATCGCTCACCCGCTCTTCCAAGCAGGGAGGCGGCTTTAGCCTCTCCAGCGAATGGGATAAGGCCGATCGCAAGGTTTGCCGGATCAGCCATTGAGCCGGCGAGGCTTGCCATGAAATTCAGGGGGGTGTTGATTAACCCTCCCGGCGCAGATGCTGCTATTTGCCGTTTAGCCAGCGACTCCTTTTTCTCTTGCGTGAGGTGGTCAAGGTAGGCTTTGGTAACCCCACTTTCCGGTATCTGAACGCTTTTAACCCCAAGCTCGCGAAGCCGCGCATCAGCCAGATCTTTGGTGATAATCTCGGAATCAGGGTCTACCGCTAAAGAATCTGCTTCGGACATTCGAATGGCCGACATCAAAGGCCCTTCCCTGAGCCCTTCGTCAAATGCCGCGGATAAAGACTCACCGAGGCCAGATGGCACATTGCTTATCGGCTGGTTAATTCCCCTGCCCGGATCCGCTGTATAAATTGGCATTTGTACTCCTCATCCCATCAGCCATGGAGGGTGCGTTCTGGTTTCCTAAAGAGCCAAGCTCTCTGGCTGCCTGTTGGTTTCGCTGCTGAGATTCTCTTGAGGCCTGCCCAGGCACATAGACGCGTGGTTTAAAGGCCTCTTTCGAAAGCTGGTTCAGGTAACTTCTGTTCTGAGACCCAAGACCCGACAACTGGCTGAATGGTATCTGTAACGGATTGCCATTCTTGTCACCAACAACAAGCCCATTGAGCGTAAGCATCAGCCCGGTTTCGTCCGAGTTAGTGATCCACTCGCCATTATCCCGAATGCGATCGAGACTCTGTTTGCGGTTCACTTCATCACTCAGCCGCGGATCGCCAAGTAATGGCGTAATATCCTCTGGCTTCAGGTCTTGCATGAACTTATCGAGCCCATCCGAGACATCTTTAATATCCAGGTTCGAGGAAACTGGCAGGCGCCATGTGCCTTTAACCTGATATTGACTTCCCAACATATCGTCAAATGCCTGTTGCGCTGCATCTGAAGCGCTCATCCCTCTTTGCATGTTCAGGTAAGTCAAGCGGCGTCCCTGGTCGTTAAAGTTGTTCCATACAGCAATCCCTCCCGGCTGCATGGTCATCGTGTTAGCCATGTCCTTAGACTGAGACGCCCACGAACTGTCTGCACTGTCAGCAGCACCAGAAGATGCCGTGTTTACTGCATCTTTCAGATCAGCAGTCTTAACGTCACGATTCTGCCATAAAAGGTTCGCAGCACGCGGGTTGTTAGTTGCCATTACGACCTGAAGAACAGGGCCGGCTTTCTTCTGAACTTGCTCCATTACCTGCGGTGCAAACTGCCCGAATTGCTGACCTATACCCTGTATGGCAGCTACATCCTGCTCCTGATTGGTGTTGATCTGCTTGATCAGGCCGTCAGCCAGAGCTTCAGGAATGACATCTTTACTCTTAATACCCAGCCTCTGCTTCTGCATTGATATCTGCTTCACCAGTTCCTGAGCGTTCTGTGGGTCTTGCTGGTATGCCTGATAAGCTTGCTGAACTGAAGGGATGTTTTGCGCCATCCAGCCGCCGGGGTCTTTTTCTCTGGCCTGTATTGTTTGCTGGTACTTCTGCGCAGCCATAGCGTAACGACGCTGCTTGAACTCAAAATCACTGTCATCAGCCGAAGGCCTGAGCGCATTAACTGTTTGCAGACCAATATCAGCAGGGCTGGATATGATTGACTGATAAGATGGCTGAAGAGTCAGGATGTCACGATACTGCTGGAATCTTTGAGCGGCTTCTGCACGCTGCGCAGGAGTCGAGTTTAGGGCCTGCGCTGAGAGGTACTCAGAAGCGCTTACAGGATTGTTGACTGGCTGCCCGGCTTCTATTTTTGCAACATCATCTTGGATGCGTTGCTGAAGGTTGAAGCGCTGATTCGAGGCGGCGGTGTCGATGACATTATACGTTTGCTCTACTGCCCTGGCCTTTTGCTGCGGATCAAGCATGGCGAATTCTGGAGACTCAACCACATTTTTTGTTACGCTTACTTTTGCAGCATTACTCATCACATTCGCTACATAGTTCTGCGTTTCACCGTATGGGATGGAGTTAGCAAAGCCTTCGTTGGAGATTTCGCCTTTTCTCGGGTCTCCGATCTGCTTTATCCACTCATCCACCTTTCCTGGCCCGGCGTTGTAAGCTGCCAGCGCAAGAACCGGATTGCCATCATACTTTTTCAGTTGCTGGTTGAGATATGCCTTACCAAGCGCATGATTGTACTGGGCGTCGTTTTTAAACCGCTGCTCATCCCACGGTAAGCCAGCCAGCTGAGCAGCCTCTGGTGCAGTTCCTGGCATGACCTGAGCTATGCCAATGGCGCCGGCAGAGGATGTTAAAGGTTGCCCTGAAGCATCAAATTGGCGACCGCCGCTTTCCTGCCCAACAGCTGCAGTGAATAAGTCGTCTGAAGATATTGGGCCTGCAGCATATCCTGTGATACCTGATGGGCTCATAAGTCTAATCTGAGCATCACTAATGCGATTGCCGATAACCTCTGCAGCCGAAGCATCCAGAATCTTTTTGCGGGTATCAGGCGGCAGATATTGAGCCATGCCAGAGCCTGATTGCAGTGTTGCAATTCGCTGCTCTGGCTTCATCATTCCAATTGCCGCCTGCGCGTAATCTGTTACAGCTTTCTGCCGTGTTGACACAAGGCTTTTCTCATCGATGTAGCCGCGATCAAAGGCTCCGTGAATGGCATCATTAGTTGCCTGCAGAAGGGCCTGGCGGGTCTGCTCATCTGGAGCGGCAAGCGCTGCATTTCGGTTGCTCTCAATCGTCTGGCTTAGTGATGCGATTCCATGGTCAACCTCTTTGCTTCTCGCCAAATTACGGATGGCCTCAGCGCTACGGGCGATATCGTTATCCGTCTCAAGCGAAAAGGCATGTCGATCTTCATTGTTTCGAATAAGCCCGGTCGATTCATCTCGGGCCTTCGAAATCTCCTGATTGAAACGCTCAGAAAAAGTGGAGTAATCGTTATCATTATCAAACGCTGACATGATTTTGAGCTTTTTCTTCAGGAAATCAGACTGTGCCTCGGCATAATTGAAACGGTCCCGCTTCTCGCCTATAGCATTAGCAGTGTTGGCCACTGCATTTCCGAGGCCCTGCATGGCCCTTGATACCTGAGTCATATCTGCGGATGCTACGCCGCCTGCAATCTGCGGGCCGCGACGACCCAGGTCACTGGCATCAGGTAACTTAGCCATTTTTCATCCTCTGGTTATGATGCTTTTGGTGCGCTTCCATATTTCGAATACAGTGAGCCGCCGCTTTGCAGTAGGCTGGTCATGGCGCCTATGTTCCCGGCTTTTGCTGCCTGGTTGCCTGAAATTCGGGTGGCTTTTGCCTGGTTATTTAATTGCCTGGCGCGATCTGAGCCATTCCATAGAGAAGTGAGTGCATTAAGCTCGCCCTGCCCCTCGATATCGCTGATGTTTTTTACAAACGATGCTGAGGATGGATCGGCTCCTGAAGCAGCTCCCAGTGCCTGAGCACGTGAAGATGCCAGCCTTGCCTGCCTACGGTCTTCCATCGCCTGAATCTGGGAGGCTGCAAACTCGTTTTTTGCCTGAGACTCCATCTGGCTGGCCTCAGAGTTAGCCATTGCTTGCTGCTGTAGTCCTTGCTGTCTCTGAGAAGCCGCACTAAGAACAGTCCCGGCGATCATCATGATTGGGATTGCCATCGCCATACAAAAACCTCACTGTTTTCTTCCACTGGCCTGAAGCCTATATGGGTCAAATATCTTAAGGAGCTCTCAAGGGAAGCGTCTCTGAATGCATAGATTGGGCAGCGGTAAAGACTGAATACTTCATCGACAAGTTTTTTGGTCGCTTTCAGAATCAACTTCGGATACCGAACTGCATCTTCCGTCATGTTCATGAAAGCGACGGGGCCACCCTGGCATAAAGCAACGCCGCCAATCACCTTTGGCTGGCCATCAACTTCTATCACCACCGCCCGAACAGAGGACTGAGGCATACCCTTTCCGGAATAAAAAAGGGCCACGTCGTTTGCCGTAGCCCTTCTAATCTCACTTATCATTTGTCTCAATACCAATGATTGCCGCCAGCACCGTCACCGGCCGTGGAGCCTTGGCCAGCAGGCACATCCTTGAATCAGTATCCCAGTCTCCAGGGAACTCCACTGCGTCCTTGTCATACTGATCCCATATCTTCCCATCAGGAACGAACTCTCCATTCTCCTCTCTGGGCATATCATCCATAACATCAAAATCAGGCCCAATCATCAGGCCCTGAGCGTGAGTGTTATTTAGAATCAGCCCAACACGACTGACCTTCTTGCGTTGAGTTAGTGCCGTTCCCATTCCTGCAGAATATGCCAGCTTAGAGCTCTTATATGGCGCCGAGTAACCAAGACCAACAACAACGCTTGAGGCAGCAGATGCTAAAGTTATGGTCCCTGAAGAAACTGTATGAGGCCCGGCATCGAACCCATCAGCCCATACAACAACCGATTTCCCTTCAAGATGGCTTAGACCGGTAATATTCGTCGTTGGGGATCCGGAATAAACAATGTGAGAATCCGCAAGCCTGCACAGTTGGCCCCCAAGGCACTCGCTCTCTTTTGCCCAGCGCTCAAGGCAGCGTCTCCCATCGCGGTTCACAAGGTAATAAACCCGATCTTCAATGTCGCCAGGAAGAGTCACTACGTCTTCAACGACCCCGTCAGTTTCAAAAAGCACCCAGCAGCGCACGTTTTCAACCTTGTCGAATACCTGGATAGCAACCCTGCCATCACCGCGGACGCAATGAATTCTCGTGTCAGGCTGACGATGAGCGTCAATTGAAATGACAGACGGAAGTCCCATTTCAGGGCATAGCGTCATCATGTCGCTACTGGCGTAATCATAAACACCAGAGTCGTAATTGAGCTCAAACACCCGACATCCGCCGCGCTGAACGAAGATTGCTGAGCTATCTACTTTAACGGCAGCGACAGCAGAACTACCCTGCGTAGAAGGATATTTAACACCAAAGTTTGTGGGTGTTAGTGGTTCATCAAAGGATGACGACCGTAATGATGCTTCAGCTCCCTGCGTGCCGATTATTAACCTCAGTAGGGGCATCAGCCAGTTTATTGTATCAACCGGACCTGAGCCAATGGCGCCAGATATTGGCCCAGAATCCCCCTCGGTGTTATCGTCAAATGAGTCGAAAGCATCTGATACACTACCCCAAAACTTGGTGATTCCAGACCACCACAGCCGGCCTTCATAAAACGCGACAGCAGATGGCCATCCACGCCGCCCAGACCATTCACCTTCAGACCAGACTTCCGTCCCCCCAGTGCCACCGAGCGCAGAAAGCACAATGGCCTGCACGGAAACACTAGAAGTTACACTGGTGACTCTAACAACACCCTCTCGCGTCCCGCCTGCAAATGTAAGGCTTACGCGGAGGACGCCAGATGTATAATCAGCTGTCTTGAATCCTATACGGTAATAGATTGTCGAGTTGTCCAACTGGTCATTGTATGACTCTGATCCACTACCCATCGTGTAGGTCTGAACATCCACCCAGGCGCCTGGCTCACTGACAGATCTCTGTAGCGTCAGAGTGCCATTCCATGGGCCTGAGCCTTGTTGTATTTTGCTGATGTTAAACGCGCGTTTATCACCAATACCGGTAACCTTGATGTAATCAGTGAATTGGTCTGCTCCGCTTAGAACGGATTGGACAGTTTGCCCTGTAGACGTAAGGCGGAAAAGAGCCCCAACGTGCCCGCTCCTGAATAACTGCGCAGAAGAGGTTAATGTGATACTGCCTGAAATTCCGCTTGGGGTAAGTCGGATGCCGGATACGTTTTCAATGCGAAACGGACCGTCCTGAGTTTCATAGTTAACAACCGACCATGAACCATTGCTCCTACGCTCTATACGCTGTTGTTGCTTACCTTTGCAAGCGGTAAATATTACATCGCCGCTTTGGTCATAACGGATGAAGGAAAGGTCTGACTCTTCCCAGGGTGTTGGCAATTCAAGAACACCAGAGGACTCCACCTGTACCGAGTCGAGCAAAACCGGGTAATTGAGTCGGCTTGAAAACTGAATGTAAAAGCTCGATGACGGGGTGAGAGCAAGAGAATGCGTACCAGTATTCAGACTGGTTTCGCTGATGAAGGTATCATCACCCGGGCTGGTACCCACCCTTAGAGTTATTGGCCCGCGCGTCACCTTGATTCTTAGGGCGTGAACCTTATTCATATCTGCAGATGAAACGGATACCTGCTGATATCTAATGGCAGAACTAAATCCGGTACCTAAAAGCTGAAGATAACCACCGCTCGCCCAACTGGATGACGCACTACTTTCATCTGCTTGCGTCCAACTACTCACATCCGATGAGAAATCTCCATTCTGCACCGAGCTTGACACTGCCGCACGACTAACCAGTACATCATCCTTCCATACACGCATTACATTATCTGTCAGTTCAATCAGTGCAGTATCTGTAGTGGAGAAAATAAACTTCAGAAAGCGTGCTTTCTTGTCCGATTTGGTTCTACCCTTGTAGGCCAGGCCAGGCCTCAGCATCATTGAGCCAAGCGTTCTTGGCATCCAGTTCGTTTGAATCTCGGCTGACAATGCAACGCGGTCAATGTCCGTTCTCGCCAGTGCTAAAGGGGAAATAATGCCCCGGTTAAATGCCTGCAATGGCACGTTATTACGTGGCATTCTTCACCCCTTATCTATTGTAACGGTCAACACTGCACCCACCGCGGCGCGAGCGCACCCAGCACCCATCAGGAACAGGCTTAGTAGCTTCCTGCATCGCGTCCTTCGCCAGGGCATCGGATTTCTTCATGCGGTATTGCTTCTCTAACTTATCGACGTCGATATCATTTTTAATTCTCGGCGCGATCTGCCAGGCAAGGTAAGCAGCCACGAATTGACGGAATGTTTGTGGCCACAGAGATGTGTCCTTGCCATACGACTCATCACTGGACACATAGCGGATGAATATCTCGTCCAAGTCGCAGAACCAGAAGCTTGCTTCATCGGTGTACTGAATCAACGGCGCGTTGAAGTACGGATCAGATGCCACTGCGACTGTGCGGATCCAGTCAGTAGGTTTGTCGTATGCGCGGCGATAGCCAAAAGGTGGCTCGACAGATGGTGAGTAATCGAGTTGCTGTGACCGGATAGCAAAATTCCACTGGCCCTGCTCAAGGCAGTATTCGACCGCTCCATCCCACACCGCATCAAGAAGGCGCCGCGGTTCCCTGTTTTCGTTCAATGCTATAAGCTGGCGTTCTCCCACCAGCCGCAACGCATCGTTGTACACATTGAGCTGGCTAGGCATGTTATTCGCCCTCTTTGTTCAGCTTGTCAGCTTTGGCCTGGGCCTCTTCTTTGGAAGAGATCTGGCTTTCGATAATCTCGCCGTCGGACTTGCGAACGATGCGCCATTTGGCGGCACCTCCCCACTCTGCTGAGAACTTCGCCGTCTCTTCTGGCTCCACAATCTTCTCTTCAAAGTCGACGTGGTTATAGAATTTCACGGTCGCCGAGGTTTTGGTGACCTTCAGCACGATACCTTTCGCGAAGAATGAGCCGTCTTCGGCGATCAACTCCACTTCGTCGTAGCGCTTAAAGTTTGCTGCAACGTGTGCCCAGGCTTCCGGGTCTTTGAACTGCTCGAATGTTTGCCCATGCAGCGCGGTGACACGCCAGATGTTTCGGGAGTATTCAGCCAGGTTGAAATTAGGTACGAGAATTTTCATCAACAGCCTCGATTGAAGGGCCGACGGATCGGCCCTGTTTTCATTACGCCAGAGCGGTGATAGTTACAGCGCCAGTACCTGCGTTTACTGCAGTTACCGATGCCACTGTCAGGACGCCTGTGGTGTCCACAACGCAGTTCACTACGTCGCCAAGCTTCATGCCCAGCGAGCGGCCGTTACTGAAGTAGCCGGCCCCGACAACAGTCGCGCGGGCATCAGCCGAGATGTAAGACCAGACAGCGCCGCCGCCCATGATGCGATCCTGCAGAAGTGCCGGAGGGTTGGATGTTGCGTAAGCCATGATTGCTCCTTATGCAGCGAAGGCTGAACCGTCGTGAATGATTTTGACCACGCCTTTGTTCTGCAAGAGCTTGCCGCCCATGTATGCAGAGGCGCGAGCCCATGAGTAGTCCTGCTCTTCGTCGTAACCGACCGGGGTCTGCAGGCCTTTGGTGTCCATGCCGTGCCCGATCGCGCTCTTGTGATACAGGAACATGGTTTCGGCGTCGGTACCTTTACCCGGCAGGTTCGGGTGAACGATCCAGTTGATGCCAGCCCACTTGAACATCTGCAGAGAGCTTTTGTCTTCTTCGAATGGTTTTTTGTTCACGTAGTCCACGGATGCAAACTCTTTAGTCTGCATCAGGTACGCCTCTGCCGCTGGGGTGATCAGCGCAAACAGTTGGTTATCAGCTGGCACTTCGTTGTTGCCCAGGATGACCTTTGCTTTCATCGCCAATGCCAGAGACATGGTTGCCGCGGCGCCGGTGGTCTGGGTAGCTGTGCTCAGCTCGCCAATGATGTCCTGGTCAATTTTGCGGTTCAGCACGCTCATCGTGGTGCTCTGCATGATTGCTCGCTGGTCACCCTGACTTGCGAAGACGTTGTAGTTGGTCTTGCGCACCAGGTCATGCCACTCAACCAGAGTTGCGGTGTACTGGTTCAGGTTGTCAGCACGAGCTGGGATCATGCCGTTCACGCCACGGGTTACTGCGGTTGCGCCGCCGGAATCAGCGACCAGGAATACAATCTGGTTGCCTTTGATGACGCCTTCGGTGGTGGTTGTTTGACGAACCAGAGACTGGTTCTGTTCGAAACCTGCGATGAACTCATCGCGGTACATAGTCTGAAAAGCTGTAGCAGCCATGTTAAATCTCCATCGGGATTAGGTTTATTCGCTCCGACGGGGTGTCCTTTCTTCGGGCAATAGAGGGGTGTCCTCAGTGAAGAGGGGCCGATTGTCCGGGAATGGGGCCGTGTTGTGCGGTGTGTTTGCGGTTAAGCGTTTACGCGCTCTTTCGCTTCAAGAAGTTGCAGGTAACGGGCCTGCATTTTCGGATCGTTGTTGTAGGCTTTGCGGTCTTCTCGCATTACCTTCTGAATTTGTGTCAGCTCATCATCGATGGCTTTCGGATTTGATGCGCCCGGTACGACGGTGCCGACCGGATTAACCTTACGGGCAAGGTCTACCATCCAGCGTACAACATTCGCATTGTTGAACAGAGCGGTGCCATCAAGCGCGGTTGCGCCAGACAGAGCTTCACGTGCATCTTCCGGCAGTGTGGCGATCAGGCCGTTAATCATGTTGATGTTGCGCTTGTACTCAGGGCCCCACTCAGCACGAAGGTCTTCCTCCGTTTTATCCTGAAGGTTGGCATTCATCTCGTAACGCTGTTGAAGCTCTTCTTCAATCTTGCCCTGGTTCCACTCAATCGCAGCCTGAACGATATCTTTAGGCACGTTTCGGCCGTGCATCGCCTCAAGGAAGGAATCGACACGCGCTTTGTCTGCTTCGCCAATCACGATGCCTGATGGCAGATCGTTGATGTAGTCTTTGGCAGACTCAGGAACATTGTTTTCCTTTCGCCAGGCGGCCAGCTCTTCATCGGTTGGTTTCTCTGGAAGCTTATTGTTCTTCAGTTCGCCAGAACTGACCTTTGACTGGAGTTCGCGATAAGCTTTTGCCAGCGCCGTTGGGGAGGCGTAGCGCTCAAGTTGCTTACGGAATTTCGCATCCTCACCGGCCAACTCATCACGCCAGTTATCAGGGAATTTCTGAGGCGATGCCGGTGGCTGCTCTTCTGTCTTGCTCAGTATGTCGGTAGCTGAAGGTTGAGCTGCAGGAGGTTGGCCTGCAGGCTGCTCCGCCGCCGGATCATTGCCGGGTGTTGGATCTGCTGCCGGTGGTGCGCCGTCAGCGGCCTCTGCAGAGTAATATTTGAGAAACATGTTGCGGTGTAGCATGAATTTACCTCAATAAAAAACCCGCACTTGGCGGGTTATTTTTTTGTTTGCTTTCGCTGTTTGGCTTTTTCGATTACATCGCCAGTCAGGTTCACCATCTTCACGACCTGAGCGCCAACGAATCGCTTACCTTCGGCGAATGCTGTGTCTCGTTCGCTGTTTGGCCGGTAACTCAGGTCATAGTAGGCCGTAATGCCCATCAGCCCGTCTATGGCCATTTTCTGCTGTTCAGGCGTGGCTGTGCCCTCACGCAAGGCTTTGAGAGCATAGACAAGAGGAAGGTTGCTGCTCCAGTCGTACGGCTCGTAAGGTGCAGGTATCGTCATCCAATAGCCTCCGCTGCCTGAGCTGCCGCTGCGATGTTCTGCATGACGTTAGCGCCCTGCTGAACTTGCTCAGTAGCCTGTTGAACCTGGTCCTGTTGCTGCTGCTGAGTGATAATCTGCTGCGCATCAACTTCGCTACGCATCCATTTAGCCGGCACACCGAAGCCTTCCAGCGCATCACGGAACGCGGTACGAATATCAACATCGGCCGTAACACTAGGATCAACCTGCGCAGCAATGCCAAGCATCTGAGCGGTGTTCTGCAGCAGGCCCTGCTTCTCTTTGCCAATCGCAGCCTGAAGCGGGCTTTCGAAGGTGAACTGAACGTCCTGCCCCCTAAGTGATGGTGGGATATCCATTGCTGAACCAAACGCACCGCCTCGCATAAGCAGATCAAAGGTAATCTCACAAAGCTCACCGCTGTACTCGCTTTCGATAGGGGCAAAGATTGGAAGCGCCTGCCTGACGTACTCTTGAACGCGCTGTGACGTCTCATACGCCGTCATCTCGTGCATTACTGGCAATGTCAGCCTGTTAAGATAAAACGCCTGAGAAATCATTTCACGCACGTCATCGCGGATATTCATGCCAGCCGGAAGGTTGGACGATTTGCCAAACTCCGAAATGACATTGCGGATATCCGTATCCATCTCGATATCTGCCCAGGTGATCCCGCCAGCCATGAGGTTAAAGTCATCACGGAAAACTTCCCGACTTGCTACCAGTGGAGGGTCTACAGCTTTCTCCCCGGCCTCTAACAAAACGCGAGTGATAGACTGAATCAGCCTTGCATCCGGTAGAGCAACAATGGTTGCAGGGGAGTAGGCATACTGAGAGCCAGATACCGTCTGCCAGCGAGGGATGACGTAGACCTTATTGAACAGGCCTACTTCCTCCATGATGTGTTTGTTCTCAACGTCGATGTGGATTGAGACGTAAGGCGTTTTGTACTTCTCATTGTAATCTTCAGCTGGGACTACGATATGGCGACACTCAACCTCGCGGAACTGTTCCTTATCGTCTGCCTGACGTATTTTGTCAGCGACCTTGTTACCGAAGAGCTGCTTCAGCTCCCTAATGGTTGGCTTCCACTTGCGATGAATGGTGTCGATAGCCCCTTCGGCATTCTCAGCCCAAGCTAAATCTCGCAGATGCCAGCACCGGTACAGCAGACCATCGGCATTCTTGTTCATCTCAACGCTGATGGCGCATTGCCCGAAGGCAGCGTAATCGTGGTCACCCTCTTTCGTGGCTCGCACAAACTGCGATCTGCGGTCATACATCGCACGACGCTGCACATCTCGCGCCCAGTCCAGCCATACTCGACCATCATGAGCCAGGTTGTCGCTGTAGCTGGTAGACAGATTGAACCAGTTAGACTGGCGCAGCATGGATGAGAATGAATCACCCAGGTCGCGCCGGGCCATTACCGGGTAAGAGGTCATCAGGTTGTCGGCGAACTCGTCACCCAGCGAACGACAAACTGTGAAATCAGCACGCTCAGGATAGAATTGTTCCGCAATTTCCTGCCACAGATTGAGAATGGGCGACTTTTTGCCGAACAGGTGGTCGCCCTGCTTGATAAGTTGCTGAGCGTCTTGATTCATTGTTATCCGCCTAATCGGTCACTCAAAATTGTGCTCTGACGTCCGCTGCGGGACATTTGCTCTGCTGTTTTACGGCGCCGTGCCGTGGTGATCGCCTCTGAGTCTTCGGTAGGAATCACCGTTGTTTGTTCTACTTCCGGAACTTCTGGCTCTGCAGTCAGGCTATCCACTGTTGGGAGGCCTAATTTAGTTGCCACCTTGTCGCCAGCCTTAACCAGCGGGTCAAACTTGCTCACCACGCTGTGCACTTTTCGCACCATTCCACCGATTCCGCCGCCACCGCCCATTATCGTTTCCTCTTTGCTGATGCGTGGCCCAGGTTAACCTTTGGCGCCCCGCGATTAATTCGTGAGTTGTAACCGCCGCGAACATTTTCTTGTTTCACGCCGTCATACCAGGCCATAACAACGGCATCACCATCATCTGGTGAGCGGCCAAGCCGGGCCTTTAACTTTTCTTTTGGTTCAAGCTGAATGACCCCGCCATCATGAGAGCGCTTGACTTCATACGTCGGAGCTGTCAAATCCGAAAGGAGCGTCTGATCATTAGGCAAGGCTATCTGAGAGCCTCCTGGTTGATCAGGGTTCAGGGCATCCCTTAGCGACCAGTAAGCTTCCGTCCTGACGTTATAGAACTTCAGCTTCTTATCCTGAGTACGCCTTAAAGATGGCTTAACACCCATGTAAGAGACGGCATCAACACCGTTCTCTCTGAGGTGAGCATAGGCATCACCTCCCCAGCCTCCGCCGATATCGATGATGACCCTCGCACCATCTCGCCGCTTGGATATGACAATCCCGGCAACATCGGTCCCGCCTGGAGTTTCTTTGCCGGGGATCTTAATCAACTCTGCAAACCATGAGTCGTGACGTTTGGCTAGCACGGTATTATCTGAACCACCCTGTGCCACATCGACACCGATGGAGCTCATTGGCACACCAATAGGTGGTTGAGGCGTCCACCGTGCCATCGCTGCCTGTACCCATGCGGTTGGGATGCACTGGTTTGGCTCGTCCTGCAGCGATGCGCGAAACTGGCCGTCACGATAAGCATCACGCAGCTCTTTAGGGAGGTT